AGACATATTTACTGTAACAACTTCATTTCCTGGTTCTCCTATAAGTGAAAGAAACGCGTCTGTATAATCTTCAGGTTTTGCAGCAGCAAAAATCTTTTTTTGAAGGACTTTAAAAATTATATTAGATTCCTGTGAAACACCCCATAACTCTGGTGGCATAAAACCTTTCAATATTTTAAAGAATTTATTAATACATGCAAACGGAACTGCCGAATTTAATTGTACATGGTTGAATAATTCCATAATAGTAATTTCTAATTCCAAAGTAAAATCAAATTCTACTCTTTCTAGTTCAAATGGAGTATGATGAATCGATTCTACCTTATCAAACTGCTCAAAATTTTTTTTTGTTTTATTAGCTTCCGAGAGATTTTTATCAATACTGTCATACATATTTTTAAAAATTTCTTCTTGTTTTGTCCAAATTTCTTTAAGATCTGAAGAAAGAACTAGAATATTGTTTTCTTCTATTTGTTTTTCCATTGAGAGAAGGAAAAAATTAACATCTTTTGTTTTTGCAAAAGTTGTGTTTAATACTATAAATGGGACAAGAATATCCTCATATAAATCAAGTTTTTGTTGAGATAATTTATCTTTCAAAACTTCAAATAGTTTTACAAAGTCTATTCCAAATTTTTTAGAAGTAATCGTAGCTAAAATATTTTCAACTATTATTTTAGTATCTTTTTCTCGAAATTTTTTAATATCTGGAATGCCTTCTGGTTGCGGAAAGTATAAATATTTAGGCAGTGTTTTCAATTTAGCAGCCAATCTAATAATAACACTCTTTTGCGTATCTAGATCGTAAACAATAAATTTAAAAGTGGGAGTTCCATTAATAACAATTTGCACCATTTTACCTTAACTAAAGATTTACATTTAAGATTAAAAACTTTACTTAGGTAATAATATTAGCAAAATTTTCTAAATCCTTTACTGATCGCCCTTTTATTTTTTTATCTACTCGTTTTCCAGATTTGTACAAAACGTAGTGAGGGAATCCTTTAAATTCAGGGTCAATAGTCTTTATACGTTTTCCTAGATTTTTTTCACTGTCTCTTTCTCCATTTGCTTGAATAGTTGCACAAAATACTTTATTTTTGTTATGTTTATTTGCAAATTCTTGAAAAGCAGGTTTTGCTTTATTACAATGTCCACACCAAGATGTTTGTATCATAATAACAACATATATTCCGTTTGGAATATTTGTATTGATTAGATTTCCATTATTGTCGAAATCCTCGTTTTCCATATAAGCAATTTGTGAGTTGAAATTATTCATATTTTATTATTTACAAGATTAATAAAATATGTAAATGAGTAAAAATTCATAAAGCTTATTCTTCTTGAAAATTTTAAAAATACAAGTAATCTAACTTTTTCTGAAAAGAATAAATTATTTACTAATGAAATTTAAAGTTGTAATTTTTATTTTTCAAAATGCCCATAACGTTCAAGTGCAAAACAGGCGAGGCTTATCAAATTAAAATACTTGCAGAGTTATTGACAAATAATTTGAAGCACGGATGTTTTGATGTAAACGATGAAGGGATCACTCTTCGCATGTTTGATCAACCAAGAAAGACTTTAGTTGATATGAATCTACAATCTGAAAATTTTGCCTTATATAAATTTAAATCAGAAGACAAATTTTGTATAGGTCTTAACCTAAATCATTTTCATAAGATGTTAAAGTCTATCAAGAAAAAGGATTCTTTGCAACTTTTTATCAACTCTGATAATCCAAACGAACTCGGAATAAAGACTATTCCGAAAGAGAACACTCGCATTACTACATCAGGAATTAAAATACAAAATATTCAAAACGTTGACGCTGATGTTCCGATTGGTTATGGAAAACCAGTAATTGTACCTTCTCCAGATTTTCAAAAAATGTGTAAAGAACTTAGTAGCATTGGAAGTACAAATATTCTTGTCCAAGCAAGAGGTTTTTACATTGATTTTATTGCAGATGCCGATGGTATTTTAAAGCGTAAAGTACGATTGGGAGAAAGTGATGATTCTGATGATGAAGATAGTGTTGAAACTATCGCAACTTCATATGATGCTACTTTTACGACAGATCAGTTTACGCGTATCAACAAGATTGCAGGACTTGGTTCAACAATGCAAATTTTTTCTGGTTCAAAAGATCTACCTCTGCTTTTTCGTTCAAGTGTAGGTAGTTTAGGAAAAATTTCTGTGTACATAAAATCAAAGGAACTATTAGATAAAGAATTAGAAGTTTCAGATTCAGATAATAGCGATACTGATGTATAATTTTTTATTGTATTATTATAAATGATTAATAAAAAAATTATACATCAGGTACACAAAAACACGAGTTGTAAGTTGTAAAAACTTATAAAACATGTTCTTTTTCTAATTTTGGAAATCAAACTCCTTGTTCAAAGATTTCTTAATCTACATTATTTTTTGATATTTAGACTTATTTTACCACCATTGGCATACATTTGTCTGACAAGGAGCCTTATCTTTGTTTGTTGAATCGTAACAACCTGCTAAAAGGTCTGGACATATCCATTGACCAGAAGCACAAGGAAATTTTTTACGATTTATTGCATCACCACTACACCCTGAAGATATTCTACAAGCTGCTACACTTCTTGTAATGTCACATATTTCACAATTACCACCATAACAAACAACCAGATGTATCTAAAGTAGTAATAGTATTACACGCTGTAGCTATTTGCGTACCTCTTTTTCTTTATATTCTACAGCAGGACCAATATCATATAAATATGGCTAATACCACCATATTCATTCAAAAACACTGTCACTAAATTTTTATACTCAACATTTGTTGAACTTACCCATTTAAATCCTGAAGAAGACATTAAAGGTATTTTTCCTCAACCTATCATTATTTTTTTTCCGTTTGTTAATTTCATATTTATATTATATAAATAAATTAAATAAATTAAATAAATATGTTAAATTTTGTTTATCTTTAATAATAATAAATATGACTAAGCTAAAAGAAACAAAACCATCAACGGTGAAGCTTCTTTATCAAATAATGTACGATGTGCATCAAATACTTGTAAATAATGGGTTAAAATATTGGGCAGATGGAGGTACCTTTTTAGGAGCAATTCGACACTCTGGTATTATTCCATGGGATGATGACTTGGATATTGGTATTTTATCTAAAGATATTAAAAACTTTTTAGCTCTTGAAAAAGATTTTAAAAAATGTGGTTATAGTATATGTAAAGTTTGGTTTGGATACAAAATTTTTTATACACAAAGAAATAAAATAATCATCGATGGAGAAGAAGAATGTTATTCATTCCCTTTTATTGATGTTTTGCCATATCGTAAGTTTGCAGATGGGAAATATCGTTTATCTTTAAAAGCTGGTCGTGAAGCATGGCCAAAAGAAGTGTGGGATGAGAAAGATCTTTTTCCTATTCAAGAATACGAGTTTGGAGAATTTAATATTCTAGGGCCAAAAAATTATCAAAAATATTTTGATAAATATTACGGAAAAGATTGGAATAGTATTGCTTATAGAGAATATGATCACGAAAAGGAAGAAACCGTTGAAAGCGTGAAGGTAAAATTGACTGATAGTATGCGTAAACCGGCAGAACCTACAGATAAAATTCGAAACCGCGAGTGTGTAAAGTCTTGTTTAAAAAAATCAAAATCTACTATCTCTCCCAATTTTTGGAAAAGAAATGATACAAAAAATTGTTCTCGTTCAGGTGGATGTTACAATAATTTTGACTTTAAAATGGGTGTTTATGTTATTAATTGTTCTATGCACAAGGAAAGATATGAAAAGTTTAAGAAAAAGGCTCATAAAGCAGGAGTGAATGCTTGCAGAGTACCATGTGTTCTAGGAAAAAAATTTACTCAAAGATTAATATGTGACATGATAAAAAATAAAATTGTGGCTCCAAAAGCTGATATGACAACAATCGAAATTTCTATTAATATGTCACACTACAACTGTTGGAAAAAACTAATAAATTCTTGTGAGGATTATGCTTTGATATTTGAGGATGACGTAGAGTTGAAAGAAGATTTTATTGAGAATATAAATCTTATCATGGCTAAGCTAGAGAAGATTGATTATGATGATTTTTCTATTTTGCATCTTTATAATGGAAATTGGGCTGGAACCGATAAATCACATAAATTTATTACACGTGTTGCCCCTGGAATAAGTATTGTGCAAGAAACTGAACAATATAATGCGGCTGCATCTGCTTACATTATATCTCGCAAATATGCTGAATTTTTAATGAATCGATTTTTTCCAATTAAAATACCTCAAGATATTATGATGGGTGATTATGTTAAGAAAGGAAACCATCTTTCTCTTAAAATGAAGTATAGTAAAAAGGATGAGTGTTATATTTCTCCTATTTTAGATTTAGAGTGCGGAGGGCCTGGAGGAACTGGAACTCTTACAACTCAAGAACATTCTGCACCAACAATTGCTGAAAAATGGTCTTGCAAAAAATGCTAAATAAAATTTAGATTAGTTTTATATGGTCTTGCATATATAACTTAAACGTTTTAACCGCACAACTCAAAATGGAAGACCTTGATTTTGAAGATCTTGATAAATATTTACTAAATCAAAATGGTAAAATTATTCACCAGATCTGGTTTGGTACTATTCCAAATAAAAAAACAGCAAAAAAAGCTTTTGAAGGATTGCGAAAATATAGAGATAGTTGGTTAATAGAAAATCCATCATGGACTTATGTATGTTGGAATTTAACAAGATGTAAAGATTTGGTTAGATTATTTTATGCTCAGCACAAAGAAATGTATGATAAATATCGTTATCAGATACAAAGATGTGATACTGTCAGATATTTTATCTTGCATCGTTACGGAGGTTTATATGCTGACATGGATTATTATTGTAAACGTCCGTGGGATAAAGTTATTGAGGACTACAAAAATGACATTTACCTAGTTGAAACTCCTAATAAAATATCAAATGAAACTCATATATCTAATTCATTAATGTATTCTAGACCGGGACATGTATTTTGGAACAAACTTTTTATTGAATTAGAGAAAAATCAGTTTGCGCCAATATATTATGGAAAACATGTAACAATTATGTTTACAACAGGACCTGGTATTTTGAATCGTGTATATACTATGTACAAATTAAGATATAGATTAGATTATTATCCATATAAATTTTTTCATCCATACGGTCTAAATTCAGATATTTTATCTCTAAATGATAAACAAAATGTTTATGCTATACATATTGGTAAAGGTTCGTGGGAATCTTATGATAGTAAATGGCTTATTTTTATATATCAAGAATATGGTATTATCACATTTGTAATTTTAACTCTTGTAATACCAACAATTTTATTATATATTTACAAAAAAATATATTAAGACTTAATCATTCCATGGAAAAATAAAACTTCTATTCTCAATTAGATGTTTTTTGATATTTTCAATGTTCTCACGACCATAAAAAACTGCAGCTG